TTCTGGGGTGCTGCTGGGTCTGAAGTGCTGGGTGCTGTAACCACAATCAACTCTGTGTCGATCACTGCCACCGCGATCGGCACGCAGGCAGCATCAACACTGCCAGCGTCTGATAACTCAAAAAACACACTGGTTTTTGATGGTTATCTCACGCAGTCGATTAAATCGGGTAGCGGTTCGTACTATAAGGCCATGCCGAATGGCGTCGCTGGCACTGGTACGCCACTGACCAGCGATGGTGCGGGCGGCATTGTTGAGATCGACCAAGCATTTAACGACTTTTGGAATCAGTATCGCCTGTCGCCTGATTGCATTTGGGTTAATAGCCAGCAGTTGTTGCAGATGAACAAAATCGTCATTGCCGGTGGTGGTGCGCCGCTGTACCGCATGAATCTGGACGGCAACAACCCAAGCGTCATCAATGCTGGTGCTGTGATCGGCTCGTATCTGAATAAGATCACCAACACCAAGGTCACGATCAAAGTGCACCCCACCATGCCACCTGGCACGCTGTTTTTCCAGACCAGCAACGGCAACATGCCTTACAAATTGTCTGGTATCGACAACATTGCGCAGATCCGTACTCGTAAAGAGTACTACCAGATGGAATGGCCGCTGCGCACTCGCAAATATGAGTACGGCGTCTATGCGGATGAAGTGCTGCAAAACTACTTCCCGCCAGCATTCGGCGTGCTGACCAATATCGGCGGCTAACACATAGCCCGTCACTGCTAATCGTGGTGACGGGCTTTTTAATACTCATTTTTGGAGCAAGACATGCCGATTTTAAAAGCGCCTTCTGGCGTGACCTCAATCAGCGCTGACGGCGTTGAATACATTGTTGATGCTAATGGTGTCATCGATGCGCCAGTCGAGTCTGTGGACGCGGCTATCGCATCTGGCTTTACGCCTGTCGAAGCAGATGCACATGCCGATGCGCTCAAAGCCAAGGCTGATGCTGAAGCTAAAGCCGCAGCGGAACAAGCCAAGCAGTATGAAGCGTTAAAAGCTCAAGCCAAGGCTGATGCGTTGGCAGAGATCGCCAAAGAGCAGGCCGCCGCAAAGTCTGCGCCCAAAGGCAAAGCTGCTGACGAAACCAAACCCGCCGAGTAAATGAAATGGCACTCACAACCAAGGCAAACGTGAAAGCGTTTTTAGGCCTAACGAACGCCACGGATGATGCGCTGTTAGACCGGTTGATTGAGTCTGCCAGCGCATTTATCGAAAACTGGCTAGGTCGACAGGTGATGGCGGCACCAGCCATTGACCATCAGTCAGGATCAGGCAAGGACGTATTGATTCTGCGTGACACGCCTGTGATCAGTGTCGAGTCGGTTACTGTGAATGGTGTTCTGCTGTCACAGGCGACCGATGCGGCACAAACCGGCTGGGTAGTTGTTGATGACTGGCTTGTATATCAGCATGGTATTTGGCCACGCGGCCGACGTAATGTTGTCATCGAATGCACAGTCGGTTTTTCATCGGTGCCACCTGACATCGAGCAGGCTGTGATTGATTTGGTCGCACTGCGTTACAAAGAGCGTGACCGGATTGGCCATCGGTCTAAGTCATTAGCAGGTGAGACTGTCAGCTACATGATCAATGATCTCAGCGACTTTTCGCGCTCAATTCTCGGTAGCTACCGCCGCGTGGTGCCAGCATGATTAGTGCACGCGTCGACTCAGCAGATGCCACAGAAGCGTTACGGCAACTCAAACAGCGAATCGAGAAAGAGACAGCGAAAACCATTGGCCGTCTAACCCTGAATCTTTTAACCAAAGTTAAGCGTGACAAGCTGAGCGGGCAGGTTTTAAACGTCCGAACAGGGCGCTTACGAAGGTCAATCAACCAAAAAGTTACCACGGTTGACGGGCTAGTCATTGGCACGGTTGGGACAAATGTCGAGTATGCGGCTGTCCATGAGTATGGGTTTAAGGGGGCTGTTAGCGTTAAGGAGCATTTGCGCACAATCAAAATGGCTTGGGGCGTACCAATCCCCCCGCAGCGCATAACAGTTAGTGCGCACAACAGGAACATGAATTTGCCTATGCGCTCGTTCTTGCGCTCAGCACTATCCGATATGGATGCTGAGATCATGACTGAACTCAGGGCATCAGTAGGGCGGGCTATCGCATGATCAATCGAGAGAGTATCTATGCCGCACTATTTGATCGCTTGAGCGGCATTGCTGGTGTGGTCACTGCCAGTCGTAAGCTCAAGCACTGGTCTGATGTTCCGATGCAGGAACAGCCTGCTATGTTTGTTGCCCAAGGCAATCAAACAGCTTTACCTGGTGACCCGTCGCGCGGACTACCAACTAAATGGACGCTGTCCGCTGATGTATATGTTTACGTGAATACGCAAAACAGCCCCGACAGCCCGTCCACACCCATGAACACGATTATTGATGCGATTGAACAGCGATTAAAACCGGATGGCATGGCGCGAACGCTAACGCTTGGCGATTTGGTTGATCACTGTTGGATTGAGGGCACGATTGAAACAGACGAGGGGACGTTGGGCGATCAATCCGTCGCGATCATCCCTATTCGTATTTTGACCACCTAACCCCTGAACACCACCTTGCCCGCCTAGTGCGGGTTTTTTTATTGGAGTTTCTATGTTTTCTTTTGGCTCAGGCAGCGCACATGCAACGCCACTGACAAGCGCGGTCGGTGCAGCGATTGCAAATCCAACCCCAACCGAATTTGGCACGCTGCAAGACATCAGTGTCGACTTTGGTTTTGACGTCAAAGAGTTGTTTGGTCGCAAACAGTTTGCGGTCGATATGGCGCGTGGCAAGGGCAAGATTACCGGTAAGGCCAAGGCCGCGCGCATGAACGGTACACTGCTGAATAACATCATGTTTGGTCAGACCATGACCACTGGCGCAATTACCGCAGTCACCACCAGCAATACCCCGACCACTGTAGCTACAACCGTCACCATTACTCCACCCAACACCGGTACGTTTGTTGCTGATCTGGGTGTGACCAATGCCGTCGGCGCGCCGTATAGCCGTGTTGCGTCCGCGCCGGTCGCAGGCCAGTACAGCGTCGATGCAGCGACAGGCATCTATACGTTTGCAGCTGCTGATGTTGGTGTGCCTGTGTTTATCAACTACAGCTATAACGCAACAGTGACTGGTAGCAAGAAGATCGTTGTGCAAAACCTAGACATGGGTGATGCGCCGACCTTTAGCCTGACTTTTCACACGGCGTACAAAGGCAAGATTTTGTCGATCACGCTGAATCGCTGCATTAGCAGCAAGATGGCGCTTGCAACCAAGCAAGATGACTACACCATTCCAGACTTTGAGTTCCAAGCGTTTGCGGACGATCTTGGCAATGTCGTCACCTTCAACCTGTCTGAGTAAACAATATGCAGTCAGTTAATAATCCACGCGGCGTTGCCGTTGTTGGCGGCAGCGATATGACTTTGGTATTTGCGCCGCTGTCGCTTGGTGCGCTGGAGCGGTTAAAGCCTGAGATCGACGCACTTAGCAGCGGTCAAGCCAATTTTGGTGCGGTGATTGACATTGCCCATGCATCACTCAAGCGCAACTATCCAACAATCACCCGCGACGATGTGGGTGAGTTTGTTGACATGGGTAATATGCAAGACGTGATCAGTGCTGTTATGAATGCGTCAGGCATGAGTAAGAAGGGCGAGGGTGAGCCTGCGGGGGAATAGACTGGGGGCAGGTATACGCGCATCTGATCGCGTGTACCGGTTGGACGTGGGACTACGTTGAAAACGAGATGGATGTCCCACGCTTGCTTGCGATGAATCAGTACTGGGCATCGCACCCCCCGTTACATATGATGATTCAGGGGTTTTTGGGCATTGAGCCAAAACCAGAAGTATCGGCAGAGGCGGAATCAAGCGAAGATCAAGATGCGCAGCTTGAGGCATTGATGGCGCAGTTTGGTTAATATGGCGCCATCAATAACCATAGGATGCCGTAATGCGTACAACACTTGGTCTTTTTTTGATGTTGATTACAACTGGTGTCTTGGCTGATTCAGGCTGGTTTTATACAGGCTCTACCAAAAAAAGGGGGGCTGTTTTTGTGAATAAAAAAGATGTGCCGGAACCAACCGCAAAAGGGCGCTTTGTTTGGCTTGTTCTGGTTCAGCCCAGCACTAAAACTG